GTTCTAGCAAGCGCTGGACAGTTTATTGGCGGTATGTTCGGCGGTGGAGCAGGTATAGCTGCTGGCACTATGGGGCCGCCAACGGCTGCTGCTGCTGCTGGAGCTGGTCTCGGCGCATTGTTGTTCAACCCTGTCACTGCGGCACTAGCGGCGATCGCTCTCGGCTTCGGTCTGGATTCTGGAGGCACTCCGACTTCAACCGCTGGTATCACTATGGAGAAAACCGGAGGCATGAGCGACGGCAATATATTCCAGACTTCGCCGTTCGAGTCTGGGTTTGCTCCATTAGGATTCAAGCAGAACGCAACAAACGCTCAGGCCGAAGCAGCAATCAAGCCGCTGCGAGATTTGGACGCCATGCTGACAGTTTTAGCCGAGAGCATGGGCTATTCGGTCAATCTTTCAGGTCATACGTTCAACGGTCTCGGAGTTGAAGGCTCAGGCACGGGCACGGTTCTCGGCACGTTCATCGAAGAAGGAAAGACGAAAGGTAAGCCGATGACGGCGCAGCTCGACACTTTTGCTCAGGAATGGGTGACAGCAGTCGGCGCAAGAAACAATCTCTCAGCAAGCGAGATATCTCAGATATTCGGATCTGGCGGGGCTAAAGACATTCTCGACATAGCAGGAACATCATTGCTAGAGCATCGAAGCCGTATTCTGATGAATAACGCAAACGCAACATTGAACAACAACGCAATAAACGAGTCTGCGGTAGAAGCAACAAATACGATAACAACTGGAATAGATGCTCTGACAACTGGCACTAATACTCTGACAGTCTCAGGAGCTAATAATGACGCCATAACACTCACTAGCGGCTCAAATACTATAAACGCTCAAAGTTCGGCGACTATGGGGCCGGAGCAGTACCCGCTAGTTGGCCCGATACCGGGTCACCGGGACGGCTTAAATATGGTTCCGCATGATGGATACGTCGCAGAGCTGCACGCCGGAGAGCGCGTTCAGACCGCAGAGCAAGCCCGGTCGGCAGACAGTATGGCAGACGAGATGAGCGGACTACGCCAGAGCATCGAAGAAGTAATGATCGCAGTGGCGAGAAATACCGGGAAGCTCTATCGACTAAACGACCGCTGGGACAAGAACGGCTTGCCGCCAGTGAGGGCATAATAGATGAAGATAATTCGACCAGTCACGATCGACGACACGGTATTTCAATCGTCTGACGTGCCAGAAGCAGATCAAGCCGAATGGGTAAGCGGCACGACTTATCACGTTGATGATTTGGTAATGGTCACAACTACAGCGAACGGTGCTGCTACCGCTACGCATAAAATATATTCTTCGGTTCATAGCAACGCCGGAAACGATCCCACAGTGGACGACGGCACGAACTGGACAGAAGTATCAAGCACGAATCGCTGGAAGATGTTCGATGCCGTGGTTCAGGATCAGACGGTAAACGCGACATCGATTAACACGGTTCTGCAATCGCCAACAGTGGTGAACTCTCTCGCTCTGTTAAATATGGACGGAACGACGGTAGTAGTCACGGTTACAGATTCAGTCGAAGGCGTGGTATACAACGAGACATACAATCTGACGAGCTATTCCGGCATTCAGGACTGGTATTCGTACTTCTTCGAGCCGATCGTTCGAAAAGACACTCTCGCTTTAACAGACTTGCCGCCATACGCGAACGCAAGCATCTCGGTCACAGTAAACTCTGGAGCAGACGCAAAAGTCGGCGCTCTGGTGATTGGTCAATTCGCTGATCTCGGTCTATCTCAGCACGGCGCTAGTATTTCAATTATTGACTACTCGACAAAGACAACAGATGCGCAGGGCCGGGTAACAATTACCGATGGCCCGTATGCTGACAAGATGGATGTGGATGTTATTCTCGATACTTCTCAGATCGGGCAAGCAAACACGATACTCTCATCGCTGCGGTCTGCTCCGTCAGTCTGGATCGCCGAAGACAATAACGACGATCTGGTAATCTACGGCTATTACCGCGAATTTGATATAATTCTCTCGAATCCCACAATTTCACGACTCTCGCTAGAGATCGAAGGACTGGTTTAATATGACTATACCAACAATTAGCACGCTCCCGGTAGCGCCAGCCAGAACCGATGCTCCGGCGACGTTCGTTACCCGGGCAGATGCTTTTCTCGCTGCGATGGTAGTAATGCAGGGAGAACTGAACACTAGCATCGGCGCAATTAACACAGACATCGGTGGTATCGCTGCTAATGTCACTGCGGCTCAAGCTGCGCAAACTGCTGCCGAGCTTGCCGAGACTAACGCAGAAACAGCGGAAACGAATGCGGCAACATCTGAGACAAATGCGCAAATATACGCTGCTGCCGCTCAAGCTGCGGCTGGCGTTCCTTCGCTTACTGGTAACGCAGGGAAAGCACTACTAGTAAATACTGGCGCTACTGGTGTCGAGTGGGCTGAAATAGAAACAGACCCAACGAAAGCAACACTAAGCCAAACATTCTCGGCAGGGCAGTCTTCAATATTGACTCTATCTGCTGCAATCACGGCGGGTGCGCCAGTAGTCTCTGTCACTAAAGAGGTTCCACAGACAGGCGTGACTAACAACTCGTGGGACGCTGCGGCAGGTTCTTATACGTTGGAGGATAGTGCGCCCGCTACTAGTTTGAGTTTTGCAGGGTTTGATATATCTACATCTAGTTTTGTTGATAGCTTTAGTGTTGCAACGCAAGATATTACGCCGCAAGGACTAGCATTTAATACTGATGGCACTAAGATGTTTGTTGTTGGCAAGACTGGAGATTCAGTATATGAATATACGCTATCAACAGGATTTGATGTATCTACTTCATCTTATTCTCAAAGTTTTGCTGTTTCAGCACAAGAATTAAATCCAACAGATATAACTTTTAATACAAATGGCACTAAGATGTTTATTGTTGGTCTTTCTGGCGATGACGTTAATGAGTATACATTGTCCACAGGGTTTGATGTTTCAACAGCTTCTTACTCGCAGAGTTTCTCTGTAGCGTCACAAGAAACTCAGCCAACAGGACTAGCGTTTAATACTGATGGCACTAAAATGTTTATTGTTGGCCCAACATTTAGTGTATCTGTAAACGAATATACGCTATCTACAGGGTTTGATGTATCTACCGCATCTTTTGTAGACGGTTTTTCAGTTGACCCTCAAGACGGCAGCCCCGACGCAATTGCCTTTAACACTACTGGCACAAAGATGTTTATTCTTGGCGCTAGCAATGACGCTGTATTTGAATACACATTATCTACGGCATTTGATGTATCAACTGCAAGTTATGCGTCAGTTAGCTTTAGCGTAGCATCACAAGAAACATCCGCAACAGGACTAGCGTTTAATCCTAATGGTACTAAAATGTTTATTGTTGGCGAGTCTGGAGACGATGTAAATGAGTACGATATTACCGTAAGCGGCTTAGCACTCGGCACAGGCTCATTCGCCTCCACAGACGTAGGCAAGACCATTAACGTCAA